TGGTTCAAATGCAAGCTGGTTTTCATCACATTGGATGAGAAAAGCGGTGCTGAGAAAAAAACGTCTACCCAGGTATTGGTGCAGGCAGCTGACTTGCGTGATGCGGTAAAGAAGCTAGATGATGGCATGAAAGGCACAATGGCCGACTACCAAATTGCATCGGTAGCGGAAACCGCCATCATGGATGTATATCCGTACAGCGCAGAAGAACGGACTATTGATTCCATTGGAGAAAACGCCAACTCTCCCGTTGTTCGTAATTTCATTCAGTCACTCCCGGAAGGCTGCAAGACAACCATTACCGTAGGAGGAAAGCAGGTCGTAGTTGACAAGACCGGAAAAGATACAGTAGTAACCCCACAAGACAAAGAAAGCGATGACATATGAGGAGATGATTAAACTTGCATCCAAAGCTAAATCATACAAAAAGCCGGCAAACGATGAGCATAGGATACAGTGTGCTTGTGTAAAGTGGTTTAGATTGGAATACCCCAAACTGAAAGATATGCTGTTTGCTGTTCCGAACGCAGCCAGAAGAAGCGCAAGAAACGGAGCATATATGAAAGATGAAGGGATGCTCCCCGGCGTTGCCGATTTAATCCTTTTAAAAAGCAACCGCTTCTATGGAGCTTTGTGTGTGGAAATGAAAAAAACCTGGTGAATACCAAAGACCTGCGCAAAAAGAATGGCAGAAAGAATGTGAAGCCGCCGGAAACAAATATGTAGTCTGCCGGTCTTCGGATGAATTTATGAGAGTTGTAACAGATTACTTAAACGATGTATAATCATGGAACAGGAAATAAAGGAAATTAGTGATTACCTGAACATCGCTTGCTCTAATAATCCGCAAGAAATTCAGGAACGCATATCAACAATAATGGTATATATGATGCGTACCGGTGAAATGCTTGCTAATGCAAAGAAAATGCTTCGCAAGAAAAAGTCGGATGAAATACAGAATACAATCATTCGAATAGCCAAAGAGAATTGCCTTTCTGCTAAAATACAGAATGCTCTACTCGACAGTATTGCCGAAGACGAAGCATTTTTGGTAGACAAACTGGACAGGCTTAACGCCTCATGTGTACATCAACTTGATGCGCTACGAACACTTCTCAGCTTCGAGAAAGAATCGCTTCGGCTCACCAAGACCGGATATTGATAAACAATGTTTAAGTAGCTGATAACAAGATGGATATATTTGTATATCTATTAATTTAAAGTTAATTTTGCTGCATACAATCATTTGATTATCAACAATATGAGTGACACAAAAAAGAAATCGTTTGTTTTCTATATCGAATGGCAGGAAGTACTGATGGAATATCCCACGGAGGTCAGACTTGAAGTGTACGATGCGATTATTGAGTATGTTGCATCGGGGACGCTATCGGAGCTGAAACCGTTGGCTAAGATGGCATTTTCCTTCATAAAGAAGCAAGTCGATGAGAATTTATTACATGAACCTCCAAGCGGAGAAAATCACTGGAATTGGAAAGGTGGAATTACTGATTACAATCGTAGATGCAGGAATTCAAGTGAGTATAAAAACTGGCGGAATTCAGTATTGGAAAGAGATGGCTTCACATGTTGCCGTTGCAAAAAGCACGACGTGGAGTTAAACGTACACCATATCAAACCATTTTCTTTATACCCCGAATTGAGATTTGATATAGATAATGACATTACCCTATGTCGAGAATGCCATATAGCACTACATAAAAACAAATGAAATGGGAAAAGAAAGTTTTTTGATATATAAATCGTTCTACAAGCCTATATCGAAGTTATCGGACAAGCAACTTGGAAAATTATTCCGAGCTATATTCAAGTATCAGCTTGGCGAGATTGTTACGGTAGAGGAGGACATTGAAATAGCATTTGAGTTCTTCAAAAATCAATTTGAAATGGATGAAAGCAAATACCAGGGCATTGTCGAGAGAAACCGTAATAATGGAAGCAAAGGGGGTGCTCCGAAGAGAGCGAAGAGTGATAATCCAGATGAAGTTAGAATAACCCAAACTAACCCAAATAACCCAATGGGTTTTTCAGAACCCAAAAAAGCCGATAATGATAATGATAATGATATTAATAATCCTCTCTCTAACGCACGAGATGGAATTTTAGATGGTAATCCTGTAAACTCCAATTTTGAGCAAGATTTAAATCTTACGGAATGTCGTAGAGAATTACTTGCCAATCAAAGTTGGATAAACCAGCTATCAATGAATGTACATTCCGTAGGCTACTCTTTCTTTACCGAGGACGTATGCAGGGAGTATATAGGCAGGTATTTTATGGAGTTACAGAACCGTGGTATAGAAAGGAAATCAGTATCTGATGCGACATCCCATTTTTCAAACTGGCTGAAAATAGAACTTAAAAAACAGAAAGACAATGACACAAGAGGAGCAACAGCTTTCAGAACGCATTCAGGAGCTTCAAAACAGGGAACGGAAAAAGAAGCTCGGCGAAATGGACATATCCCGGATTCTACAGACGCACGCAAGGATTATTCGGGACATTTCTGAATACGACCTGTCCGACTATTGTGAGTTTGACCATCACTGCGCCCTGATTGAGAAACTTGGCGACAACTATATGGGGCGGGAATTCCGTGAGTTCTGTGTAGACAATTACAACCGCGACGTACTCAGGTTCCTTGTTTATTACTTCAATGATTGCAGGCTTGCAGAGGGCATTTTCCCTGACCGCGGATATAAAATCCACAAGAACCTGCTTATCATCGGAGACCCTGGCACTGGAAAAACACTCATTATGCAAATATTTTCAGATTACCTGAAATTGACGCATAACCCGAATATGTTTTGCAACCTGTCTGTTACAGAAATGATGAACTATTACAAGATTCACGGACATATAGACCGTTTCACCTACAATGAAACAGCCGAAAAGGGGTCAATGGGTGGAAATCCGTTCAACGTCTGCATTAATGACATCGGACTGGAAACGGAGAATCAGAAAAGTTACGGTACAAGTCTTGACAGCGTAATAGACGAATTTTTGTATGCCCGATATGAAATTTACCAGTCACACTTTAAGAAATACCACATCACGAGTAATCTTACCGTTAAGGAGTTCAAAGCCCGCTTTGGTGAGCGGCTGGTAGACAGATTCAAAAGTTTTAATGTCATTCCCCTGCTTGGTGACAGTCGTAGAAAATGACAGTTATACTAAGTTAAAGCATAAAACAACAAGGAATATTTATTTGGAAAACAAATAAAAATAAGATAACTTTACATCAAATAAAAGAACCAATAAAACTAAGAGCAATGAAGAAAATATCTACCCTTTTTTGTCAGAAAAGTATTATTATAGAATACAAACCTGTTTCCGAAAATATGATTTTGGAAGGAAATCAATACAAGATAGCCCTATTGTTCATTCTTCAATAAAGTTGTCGTTTTAATTTATTTGAGTTGCAAATAAAATTGTATTATGAAACCAAGAAAACAATTAATTGACGCCGCCATAGCCAATGGTAGCATTGACAGAATGAACATGTTGCTATCCGCTGCACACCTGCTGAACTGTGAAGCCAACAGTTTGGTGGAAGAAGCGAGCGATTTAATGGCTGAAAACGGTCTTCTGCTTGGAAACTTGAAGAAGCTGCACAACGACTTTGTTAGAGTTGCCGATAAGTATTTCAAAGAGTTTGCCACCCTCGTAACCACCGATACCGCCAAGATGGATATGTTTTCTGACCTTGACGGATTCGTCAGTGCTTTCAGAGAATGGGCGAAAGTACCTAATGACTGGAAACCGAAGGAGATTGAGTTATGAAATCATTGAAAGAGATATTATGCAACTTAGAAGGGTTGTCCGACATTGAATTATTTGTCATAGACCTATTCTGTGGGGCCGGTGGTTTGTCGGAAGGCGTGGAAGAAGCCCATTTAAATGGCAATAGATGTGCAAAAGTCGTTTGCTGCGTGAATCACGATAAGAATGCTATTCTTTCACATGATGCCAACATTCCTGATGCACTTCATTTCATTGAGGATATTCGTACACTGGAGCTTTCACCGATAAATACTATTGTTGAACGTATCCGTGAATTATATCCTGATTCGATGATAATGCTTCATGCTTCTTTGGAGTGTACTAACTTCTCGAAAGCTAAAGGCGGTCAACCGAGAGATGCTGATAGCCGGACGTTGGCAGAACATCTCTTCCGTTATATTGATGTTATAGACCCTGACTATATTCAGATTGAAAATGTAGAAGAGTTTATGTCATGGGGAGATATGGATGAGAATGGGAAACCTATCAGCATGGATAAAGGAAGGCTTTATCAGAAGTGGGTACGCAATGTCAAGAAGTACGGTTACAACTTTGAACACCGTATCCTGAATGCTGCCGACTTCGGCGCCTATACCACAAGAAAACGCTTCTTCGGCATCTTTGCTAAAAAGAACTTGCCGATAGTATTCCCAGAACCGACCCACTGTAAAGGTGGTAGGCAAGATATGTTCTCGCGGCTGGAGAAGTGGAAGCCGGTAAAGGATGTGCTTGATTTCTCTGATGAAGGAACTACCATCTTCAGGGAAAAGCCTCTTGCAGAGAAAACGCTTGAACGTATCTATGCTGGACTTATCAAGTTTGTAGCCGGAGGAAAGGATGCTTTCCTTTCCCGTTACAATACGGTTCGCCCTCAAGACACATGCAAATCTGTTGATGAACCATGCGGAGTGTTGACTACTGAAAACCGCTTTGCAAAGGTACAGGTAAGTTTCCTCTCCAAACAGTTCAGCGGACATCCCGAAAGCAAGAATGTGTCCGTAGAAGAACCGGCAGGTACAATCACCTGCAAAGACCACCATATTTTTGTCTCTGCTTATTATGGAAATGGACATAATCATTCGGTAGAGCTTCCAGCTCCAACGGTCACAACGAAGGACAGGATGGCTTTAATTGAAAGCCGATTTATGTGTTCTTATAACTTTAAGGATACAGGAAAGGATATTAATCAGCCTTGTCCTACACTTCTGACGAAAGACAGGCTTTCCCTTGTATCTCCGAGATTCATCGCTAACGAGTATTCGGGTGGTGGGCAACATGCAAGCATTAACGATGTGTGCCCGGCAATCTTGACCAATCCCAAGCAGAAGTTGATAACGTGCCAGCCGTGGATAATGAATACTGCATTCTCAAATGTAGGTAGTAGTATAGAGGAACCGTCCCAGACCATTACCGCAAACAGGAAATGGCACTATCTGATGAATCCACAGTTCAACAGTGCTGGCGGCTCTGTTGATAGCCCCTGCTTCACATTAATAGCCCGCATGGATAAGATGCCTCCTTATCTCGTAGCAACGGAAAGTGGACGGTTAGCGATTGAAATCTACGACAATGATAGTCCTATGACCTTGAAGATAAAGGAGTTCATGGCACTGTACGGCATAGTGGATATAAAAATGCGGATGTTGCGTATTCCGGAACTCAAAAAGATTATGGGATTCCCTGAAGATTATGTTTTAATAGGCACACAAGCTGACCAAAAGAAGTTTATCGGGAATGCAGTGGAGGTTACACAAGCGAGAAAAAATACTGAAGCACTTTGCAAAGTATTGAGAAAGTTGAGATTGAAGAAATCAAAAGAAATAGCTCAATGGAAAATGAAAAACTCATATTAGACGCCTGCTGCGGCAGTAGAATGTTTTGGTTTGACAAGCATAACCCACTTACCTTATTTGTTGATAAACGTTCGGAAACACTTACGGCCAAGGACAGAGGTAAGACAAGAGTCATAGAAATAAAGCCGGATGTAATAGCCGATTTCACCAACCTTCCATTTGAGGATAATTCTTTCTACATGGTAGTATTCGACCCGCCGCACCTGAAAACACTTGGTACAACCTCATGGATGGCTAAGAAGTACGGTAAACTGCCAAAAGGTTGGCATACACTCATACATGACGGATTTACTGAGTGTATGCGCGTCTTAAAGCCTAACGGAACACTCATTTTCAAATGGAACGAGAGTGAGATAAAAGCTGCGGAAGTTTTGTCTGTTATTCCGTTCAAACCTCTTTTCGGACATACTACCGGAAGACAGAGCAAGACAATATGGATGTGTTTTATGAAACTCGAGAAATTTCGAGCCGGATAAATGGTGTTAAGTTAAAATTGGTGTTTATGAAATATATGGGAAGCAAATCAAGAATAGCAAAGTATATTTTGCCTATAATCCTGAAAGACAGAAAACCTGCACAGTGTTATGTTGAACCATTTTGCGGTGGATGTAATATGATTGATAAAGTAGATGGTTTCAGAATCGCGAATGATAACAATCCGTATCTGATAGCAATGTGGAAATCTCTTATCAACGGCTGGATTCCACCTGTGAGAATTGAAAGAAATCTTTATAACGAGGTGAGAGAGTGCTACAATAGGCATACAGATGCTTTTGCCTTAGATTACATAGGTTGGGTTGGATTCATGGGTTCGTTTAACGGACGTTTCTTTGACGGGGGATATTCCGGGCATAGCGTAGGTGGTAAATGCGGACAACGCGATTACATATCAGAGCAAATAAGGAATACTTTGTCACAAGTTGAGAACTTAAAAGAGGTTGATTTTGTATGGTCTGATTATAAAAAATTATATATACCCGACAAAAGCATAATCTATTGCGACCCACCATATAAGGGAGTAAAAAAATACTCCTATTCCATTAATCATGATGAATTTTGGGAATGGTGCCGAAAGAAAGTACAAGACGGCCACCAGGTGTTTGTTTCAGAATATAATGCACCCGATGACTTTATGTGTATCTGGGAACGACCTTTGAAAACATCTATTAATCAAACTGTAACAAAACATGCAGTAGAAAGGCTGTTTGTTCATAAATCGCAAATATGATTCAGGATAACAGAGTAAAATCGCCACATCAAGACATCATGGTGCAAAATGTGTGTTTCGGAAGACAATCGGGAACGGAATGAAAGGAAGAAATCGAATTAAAAATAATCTATATGATAATAGCATGGTTTTCTTGCGGTGTAACATCCGCAGTAGCTTGTAAGATAGCACTAAGTCTGTATGATAATGTGCAGATTTACTATATCGAAACAGGTTCCGGGCATCCTGATAACACCCGGTTCCTATCTGATTGTGAAAGATGGTATAATCGCCCGATACATACTATCAGAAGCGATAAGTATCTCAACGTAGAGGATGTGTTGGCTAAGAAAAGATTTATTAATGGTCCTACTGGCGCAGCTTGTACATTTGAACTAAAGAAACAAGTCCGTTACAAGCTGGAAAAAGAGTTGGGAAATTGGGACGGTCAAGTTTGGGGATTTGATTTTGACCCGAAAGAGATTAACCGTGCCATTCGCCTAAAGCAACAATATCCGGATACAAAGCCGTTATTCCCGCTTATTGAAAGACAGATAACCAAAAAGGATGCAATGGGTATGCTATGGAAAGCTGGCATTGAAATCCCTGCCATGTACAAGATGGGTTACAATAACAACAACTGCATCGGTTGTGTGAAAGGTGGTATGGGCTATTGGAATAAGATACGGAAAGACTTCCCGGAGGTATTCAACCGAATAGCAGTAATTGAACGAGAAGTGGGTGCAACGTGTCTGAAAGACAAATCGGGAAAAATATTTCTTGATGAGCTTTCTCCTAACCGTGGAGAAATACCAGAAGAAATCATGCCTGATTGTTCTCTTATTTGCCAAATAGAATTCCAAGGAATAATAGACAGGCAGGTAGAGCGAGTTTTGAAAGGAGAAATTCACATTAATGACGTAACATGAAGAAAAGAATAGAAAAAAAGATGCAGAAACACCCGCACAGATACAAATTGCATCAGTATTTGAAGTATGCCCGCCAATGGTGTTTCGCTCTGGCATATAAGGGTAAACTATACACGTTGTTAGACGATGGTAGAATTGTAAAGGGAAACAGTTGGTTATGAAGCATTTAATTGATGCCATTATAAAGAAATGGTTCTGTTGCCACGAGTGGGAATACTTATTTGAAAGGAGAGTTGAAGTTGTTGATGATTGGGGCGATAGCAGTTGGTACACCGTCCGTCACTATTTCTGCAAGAAGTGTGGTAAATATAAGAAAATTAAAAGTCATTGATTATGAAACAGACAGTAGAAGAAGCAGCAAGGGAAGCAATTCATAAGCATTATAATTGTAATGAGACCTATCCATGTTCAGAACGTGAATATTGCGAACATTGTAACGGTCATAATACAGCATTCGATTGTTGCGAATGTGGTGCAGATGAATTTAAAGAAGGATTTATTGCCGGTGCGAACTGGCGAATCAACAGCGTATGGCATGATGCAAGCGAAAGGCCAGACAAAGGGAAGATGCTCATTGTGGAGGATATTGACAGTGCTTATGATTTGGTCTATTTAACCAAGAGCAAGCCATGGGAAGAACTTTCGGAAAAGAATCATTATATGCGCTGGGCATACATCGAAGATTTACTACCTAATATGGAGGATTAAATCATGAAACCAATTTTGCTTCAAGCAAGTTGGAAAAGATTGTGAACTACATAAATCAAAACATTCAATAAGGATAATGAAACAGACAGTAGAAGAAGCAGCCCAAAGCATGGCTTACAATAAGATGCCAGATTGGGGAGGATTGCCAGCATTGGCGAAAAAATATTTTATAAAAGGTGCAGACTGGCAGGCAAGGCAATCTCCGTGGATAAGCGTTGAGGAACGGTTGCCGGAAAAACCAAAATACGATTGGGTACTTGTCATTATACGTGATAAAAGAGATGGCTTTATAGGTATTCCGCAAATTGGAGAATTAAGAAGTGACGGCTTTTGGCATACCGAAACGAGCGACACTTTCAATACACCAAATTTCAGGAGGATATACAACACTACAGATGTTCTTGGGGAGTTCCTCAAACAAGAAGTTGTAGCTTGGTGCCCCATCCCCTCTTTCGATGATATACTCGAAGCCAACAAGGATGTACTGGAACGAATTAAAGAGAAAGGAGATTAAAATATGGAAAGATTGAGTAAACACGGATACAGAGAAGTAAAGAACTATATCCATAACGAACTAAAGTTGACTAAAGAGGATATAAAGGAAATTATAATTCCAATCGTGAAAGAGGAAGTTAAACGTATCTTTCATAACACCTATGGAAATGATGTTGATGTAGAGAGGTGGATTCGCTGCATGGTTTCTGACGAAATACAAAGGCATGGTGGTTACTCTATGTTGAGGAATTTATGTAGGGAAGCAATTAAGGAAGAGATAAGTAATGTATTGTCAATTGATATAAGTATTAAAAAGAAAGAGGGGTAAAATATGCAGAACGAAATTTTTTGGAATGAAAATACTCGTTATGAGATTTATAATCCATATAGTGATATTTCTCCTTTAGAACCGTGTGATGAACCCAAAATGAAAAAATATCGCCCAAAAGATGATAGGTGTACAAACAAGCAGATTGCGAAACGCAGGAAGAAGAATAAAAACCGTAAAACGCATAGGAGAAAATAATCATGGAAATAAAGAACGGAATAATAATAGACGGAGTGCTGCATGAAGCGGTGCAAGATAATATTCATTGCGCCTCATGCTCTCTGTACGAGAAATGCGCAGAGGTGGACTACACAGTATGTATAACCGATTTGTTTAGCTGTGGCGGTTTTATCAATCGTGGCAAAGTGACAGATATTAAGATAGATAAGGAGGAGTGAACTATGACCGAAGAACTCGTAACATTAGAGACTGCGAAGCTGCTGAAAGATAAGAGCTTCAATTGGAAGTGTGAACACCTAATAGACCGTAATAAGGTTATTACAAAATATAACCTTCCGCAAAGTATGTCGTGTTGTACGGAAATAGATGACGAATCAGTTGAATTTTTGTGTCCAACATTGTATATCGCCCAAAAGTGGCTGCGTGAAATAAGAGGTGTGTATGTATATGTAGAACCTGTTATTGGAAAAAGATGGAAGCTTTCTTTTTGTGATTTCAATGTTCCAACAGAAGAAAGCGACTGGATGGAGAACGAAATAAACAAAGGGAATGGCTATAAAGTATATGTCACCTACGAGGAAGCACTGGAAGCCGGAATACAAGAAGCATTAAAACTTATATAACTATTATGAAAAAAGGAATTTACACAAAAGAAAATGTAGGTAATGGTGCATTCATCTTTACCGTCAATAAGAATTTTGTAGAACCTAAATTTTGGGGACTGCATGAAGAAAACGAACAGGCACAATGTGTAGTTATTATCCATGATGGCAATGCTTTATTCTTCTATCCGGAAGATATGGATAATGAAACCCATATTCTTCTTGATTGGGAGAAAGAGCAAACAGGAAAGATATATCCAACCACAGAAGAAGGCATGAAGGATACCGATGGAATAGGCAATACCAAAGCATTGGCTGCATCCGGAAGCGAAATTGCTGAGAAAGTCATAGCATTGGACTTATGTGGATTAAGTTGGCACATTCCGACACTACAAGAGAGTGTCTTAGGGTGCGAACATAAGGTTATGCTGAATGCAGCCTTAGCTATCTGCGGAAAACAACCAGTGAAAGATGACTGGTATTGGTGCTCTACGAGAAAAGAAAACAAACGCAATTTTGTTCTCGATTGGTTCAATGGTAGTTGGTTCAACGGCAGTCAGGACTTTGACAGTTGGGTTCGCCCCGTGTCCGCTGCCTCTCTTAATTCACTTTAACCTTATAAAAGAAAGATACAATGACGAAGATAATGTTCAACAATAAATACGGCTTAACGCAGGCTGTATTGGATGGTCGGAAGACTATGACGAGAAGGGCCTGCAAGTATGACAGACCAAATGAAACTTATGATATTGTATTCCCCGTTTTTGAACCAAATGATTACGATAATGACGGGAACATAGTATCTCCATTAAATTATGCTTTTGGTTGGAAAAACGACAAAGGAGACTTTACAGGTTGGAATATTCCAAAATATAAAGTTGGTGAGGTTGTTGCCATTGCGCAAAGCTATAGCGATTGTGGTAATATGCCTGATTACGAATTGGACGAAGATGGCTATCCTATAATGCCAAAGAGAAGCGGATTTTTTAATAAAATGTTTGTCCGCGCTGACCTCATGCCCCATCATATCCGCATTACCGACATCAAGATAGAACGGTTGCAGAACATATCCGATGAAGATTGCTTTAAGGAAGGAATTTTTAAATGGGATGCTGGACAAAAGGATATTCCTTTTTATTCATTCCATAATGCAGATATACCCGACTACAATGATTCTCGTGACGCATTCGCAGAACTGATAGATAAAGTCTCCGGCAAAGGTACATGGGCATCCAATCCTTATGTTTTCGTATATGAATTTGAACTGATTGATTAAAAACGAGAAAAGATATTGATTATGAAACGTGAAATAAAATTCAGAGGGAAAAGTACTGATACGGGGAAATGGATATATGGATTTCTCTCTTTTTTCTATACTGCCGGAAGGGACGAAAACGGACTTATCTTCACAGACAAGGCAAAGATATATTCTCCGGAAAACTGCCGGTGCGATGACGTATGGGCTGAAACTGTTGGGCAGTTCACGGGAGTTAAATACAATGATAGAGAAATATATGAGCATGATTTGGTTGAATGCACTGGTGTACTATGTGAAGTAGTGTATAGTGATAAAATAGGTTCTTTTGTGCTATTAGAAGTTCTGTCTCAAAATCTTGGAAATAAGCCAATAGGACAAATGATAGATATGTTCGGGATTAGATATGCAGGCAATATTTACGACAGCCCGGAATTATTGAAAAAGCAACTATGAGTAATTTAGAACACGTCGCCACAATTGATTACTGCTACTGGAGATTAAACAAGCTCAAAGAACAGCTTTCCAAGCCTAAATCGACTATGGAGCAGTTGGTTGATAAAGCCTGCGGTTATAATGAAGTAGAAGAAGTGAAAAAGGAAGCTATAACCCTTTTGGAACAGATTGTTGAAAGTAAAAAGGCTATCGGTGTGAATTATTCGGGAGATAGCAAGTTCCTTGATAAATTAAAGAACAAAGAAACGCATGAGTAAACTATACAAAGCAACCCTCTTCGGCAAATCATTCATTATAGGATGGTTCAGTTATGCAGATAAATGGTATCATAAATTTAGTATAATAAAATAATGGATATAACAGAATTAAAAATCGGTGACCGGGTGAGAATAAAACTCCCGTCACCACAAGGAGAGAGACTTTCCATACCCATGCAGGTAATAGGGCTGCTTTCTAGTTTCAACAATCCAAGCCCTAAAGATACGGTATATCTTGACTTTGAAGGAAATGAGGGAGATATATGGGAAGAAGAAGTACAAAATTTAGTGTTTTCAGACAATGAAGAGAAGTCATGAGAAAAGCAGACAGAATAATCAGAGACAAGAATGCCGCACAGTCAGGCCTTCTGATGAAGAATCTGTTGTGCGGCAAATATGTCAGACTGTTCTTTTACTTCAGCTCCGCTTTCACGAAATTGTTAGTCCAGATAAGGTGTGTTCCGGTGTTTCCGTCTACCATCGTTTGCTTTACTTGCAGTTTTGTATCGGTATGCTTTAATACTTCGTTGGTAATTTCGGTTGCCCAAAACTTTGAAGGTGCTTGTTGTCCTGCCGGATAAAACATTCCGTATCCTCCTTCGATGTATTTTCCACCATCCCATTGATAGGTTTCCATCTTTCCCATATCATCGTAGGCATGGCCCATATAGATAAATCCGTCTTCTCCAAAAGCATATAATTCATCCTCTTCACCACCGTGCATCTTGTCACGCGTGATGGTTACGCCCAGCGGATAGTCCGACCCTCCTTCTCTTCCATCTGTAAGGTAAGGATCGCTGCCATCAGCTGTGTATGCCTCGCACACGAAGCTCTCGTACTGCCACACGGATTTGAACTTAGGAGTTTTTTCTTCTTCATCATCTTCGCTGCACATCGAAGAGTTCAGCGTAAGAGCCAGTGCCATCATTCCCAATATCCGGCACAGTTTCCATAATTGGTTCTTCATCGTTTTCATATTTTGTATCAAAAAAAATAAAACTGTACAAATATAAGCGATTGTTGCAAAATAAGCAAAGCGACAGCTATTTATTCATGGGCACCGATATACCTCTACCGGCCAATGAAATGCTTTCCCTATCACCGTGTTCCGTGGCAATAACCCTTTGAATGTCTCAATCAGGTTGCTGTCATGCGGACTCTCGCTCATATTCCCGTCACATCCCCATTCCCATGAATATAACATTTATTTCGCTCCGATACAATTACCCTGATGACCTCTTGTTTTTATTGGCTAAAACTCGTACATTAAGACAATTAATCATTTGAGAAAGTAACTCTATTGTTTCTAATGGAATATAGTTAAACCATGTTTAATAATTTGATAATCAGGTATTTAAATTTTTATATATCGCTATAATGCAGTATCTTTACAATACTAAAAGAAATAATAATACCAATAATTAAAAGATATATGATTATGGCAACATCAGTAATTAAACAAAGAACAATAGAGAAGTTCATCATGTCAGAGTTTGCACAAGACAACTTGAATACCAAAGAACAAGTTAGCTGTATACTTCTTCTGATTCAAAAGAAGCTGGGTATGTCAGTAGAACAAGCAAGCGACTTTATGAGAAACACAATTGGTATTAACGCTTAATACGCACAATTATGAAGGTATATGATATAAATGGCAATGTGATAGCAGAAGGTTACTTAGTACCCAACCCTAATTTCATCCCCAAAGGTGAATACAAAGAAACTGAACTGGACAGATACAAACGAAGCGTTGACATAAAGATAACGGGTTGTGGCAGCAGGTATGAAATCATCTTCAACAAGCCGATAGAACTAAAAGAAACGCGCTCAATCAAGCGTATTGGCAGCAATGAACAATATGCATATCTTGTTACAGAAAGAGCCTTAGAGAGTCTGAAAAAGCAATATACACATGTTTGTGATTTTTGAACATCTAAATGAAATAGCTTATGAACTCAATTAATGAAAACGGTTGCAGCGTATGCCAGCCCGGTAAAGAGAATTACACTACCTACAACACCAGGTTGAGAGGTAAGAGAGTGAGAATGTACCAGTACGACTACCGTACTGAAAGTGGTGAACTCTTTGCTTGTTGTGCACCTACCTTAGAGCAGTGCAGAGAAAGACGGGATAAGTGGCTTACTGGAAGCACAAGTGAAGACAAGAGATGCTCTTATTAATGAATTGAAGAAAGGAAGTATGAAATGAAGAAGTACAGAATCAAAGTAGTGGAAACTCTCTCCAAAGTGGTAGAGGTGGAAGCGGAAAATTACGATTTAGCTTTTGAGAAGGTAGAAGAAATGGTAGACTGCGAAGAAGTCGTTCTTACAGCAGATGATTTTGAAGGTAGAGAATTTTATCCGGCAGAAGATTATGGCAAAGATATATGAGACCCCCAAAGGATTCAAGATTATACAAGTCACTCGTGGCGAAATGATGTGCGTCCTCAGCGAATATGGCTGTATCGGTATTTGCGACAGTTGTGGTTCCTGCAATTGCCAGGATGGATTCTACATCGCAGTCCTTAATTGCTGGTACTGCTCCGATTGCTTTCATGATTGGTATATTAGAGCCAAACGCTATGCTTCCGATGAATATATTGAAAACAAGAACTTTGAATTGTATAAAGCTGTGTTAGGAATTTCTTAGTTGTTTATAATGACAATTTAGTTTGTAATATTTTGATATTCAATATATTATAAGTATATTTACATATACAAAACAACACTCTTGACTATCAGAATATGAGAACGAAAACAGAAAAAGCAATCAGTTTATTCCAATCCGGATGTCTGAAAGAAGCACTTGCTATCTTTCGGTCTTTTCGGATTGGATTCACTAGAGAAGAACGCAGAACTTTACAGATTGCCAGTGAAAGCCTTTCAGGAAACGCAAGTTTCTACCAGCAGATAGGAATTGATACGGATTCCATGATAAGCAAATCGGTTGAAATAATCACAGAAAAGTATTTGAGTAATGAAAAATTTAGTGAGAATAGGATATAAAGCTTGTTTTATTATAACTAATTAGTTATATTTGCATCATGAAATCAGTTGAAAGTAAAACCACCGATATAAGAACCATATATAAAACAGAGGAATTTGAAGAGTTTTACAATGGTCTGAATACAAGGGTAAAGGATAAGTTCGAGTATACATTTGAACTTGTACAAACTGTGTATGCTTTGCCCATAAAGTATGTAAAGCATTTGGATGGAACAGACTTGTATGAAATGCGTGTATCGGTCGGCTCTAATGAGTACAGAACCGTGTTATTTGCAATTGATAACAGCAATGTCATATTATCAACCAAAATAATTCTGCTTAACGGATTTTTAAAGAAGTCTACAAAGGATTATAATAAGCAAATAGCCAAAGCAATACGAATTTTAAAAGACTTAGCGTTATGATACAGTTAGATGAGAAAAAGTTGGCAAAACTCAAAACAACCAACCAGCAGCTTGATGAAAAGTACGGGGAAAATGGCACGGCCACCCGCGAGAAATTCAATGAAAATGCAATGGCATGGTATTATGGCGATATACTCCGTGAACGCCGAAAGGAACTAAAATTAACCCAGAAACAGCTAGCACAGAAAATTGGCAAGGAACAGAGTTATATCGCCCGTGTGGAAAAAGGAGAGGCAGACATACAATTATCGAGCTTCTTCCGCATCGCTCGTGCGCTTGGCATTGAATTTACGCCTACATTTGTTTGAAGTTAATTTTATTGTTCTCATATTCATAGAACATTTGTTTGCATTAAGGCAGGATGGAGAAATCTGTTCTGCCTTTTTTGTATCTGTAAGTAAAAGTTAAATCTTTATTTTTCAGTATTTTACGATGAAAATAAAAGGTGTAAATCATTGTAAATCAAATACTTATTTGTATCTTTACAATATCAAAATAACACCTATTAATAATAAGTAAAAGTAAAGAACAATGAGAACTTTAGTTATTACCCCAAAGAGCAAAAAAGAACTTAAATCAGCGATTACAAGTACATTGGATGGATATAGCTACAACTTATTCGAAGGAGAAATTCGCAAAGGAGATAAGTATGCTGCTATCAGCTATCGTTTCTTTGGAAATAACATTTCAGTTGAAGTTTTATATTGGCAAGACGGAAAAACAAGTCCAGTAGATTATCCTTCACATTGCACAACTCCAACTGGTGTCACCAATAAAGTAGCTAAGTTCCTTGGCTTAAAGTAATGAATAGTTAAATTGATATAGAGCGATGAATAAAACGGTAGAACTAACTAAAGAACTTCAAAGAGCAATGTATTCCACTACATACTCTTTTGAGATAGATACAGAAGATATTGTATTCGGATTCAAGAAAACCATAAGAAAGCGTACCAAAAATTTAGCAAAGGCATTTAAGCTGGAACAAAAGGTAACAAAAGACTGTGGCCGTTTCCTATCCGATACGGTTAGAATAGTATCTGTAAGAATATACAAGAACGGTGATTTGAGAAAAGAACTTCATGCTAAAGAAATAACAGCATCGTATAACGGATAAACCATAGAGCAATGAAAACAACAGGTAGTTTAACCAGCAAAGAAAGTTTTGCTATACTTCACGAAATAGAGAACATGAAATATCCAGCCGAGTGTGGTATTAAATATTCAGACTGGCGAGAACAAAAGGATAAAGAAAAGAATGAAGCAATTAAGAATCTTGTTCCTGAAATTGGACTTGGCTGCACAATATGCTATTACTCTGATAAACGTGCAGCCACAGTAACAAAAATAGTTTCTCCGTATAAGATTGAGGTTACTTTCAATCAAACCAAGTGTATTGATTATTACGCTGGAGAGTACGAAATTTTGCCCGAACTTAAAGGCGATGCAAAAGTATTCACTAAAAGAAGAAACGGATATTGGGTAGCAGAAGGACAGTCGTACAAAGACGGAGTGCTTCTTATGCTGCATTATCAGAATCATTATATAAATCCATCATTTTAAAATTAAGAGCAATGAAAGAAAAAGTAGCTATCTGCAAATCTCCATCAGGGACAACATACGGATACATCTATAAAAAAGATGGTTGTTTCGAATATTATATGTGCGGTTCCTCAATACCCGAAAAGATTGGAAGTTTAGAAGATGTTGAGAATTACGTGAAAACAGATTGGGAACTGAATGTCAAAAGAATGGCAAAGTATAGAAATTTATAAATAATAAGAGCAATGAATACTTATTACAAATTCTGTCCAAACGTGTTTTTGGCAAAGTGCGATGAAAAGCACGAAAAAGGAGAAATTATTGAGGTTACAACCAAGTACGGCAAAGAAAATGAAAGCATCGTTTTTAATCTAATTTTCGAGAAAGATGGTTTCTATTATTACTCCATCGTTCGGGCTGGTGGATTTAATGTACAGGAATGGGCGAAGCAAAGAGCTGAACGCAGGCATGAATGGGCATCATCGGCAGCGCAAAAGAGTAATGAGTTCTTCAATCGTTCGAACAAAGATAGAGATTTCCTTTCTCTTGGAGAGCCAATCAAGGTCGGGCACCATAGTGAAAAACGGCATCGAAAAGCGATTGATGACGCTTGGAACAATATGGGCAAAAGCGTTGAGTTTAGCGACAAGGCTGCCGAACATGAGAGAAAGGCGAAATATTGGGAGAAGCGGGCATGCACTATCAATCTTTCAATGCCTGAAAGTATCGACTTCTACGAGCATAAGCTGGAACAAGCGAAAGAATACCATGAGGGGGTGAAGTCCGGTAAATACCCACGTGAACATGCGTACACTCTCACTTATGCCAAGAAAGCCGTGAATGAAGCGCAGAAGAATTATGAACTTGCACAAAAACTATGGGGAGAGCAAGTATGAGAACAATAGTAAAGGTCTACCTGAAAGACAAGCAAGGCAATGAGGATTGGTTTGTAACTCCAATCAATCTGCCTGAACAAGAAGCCCATGAAAACTATATAGGCAAATGGTTTAATATGGGATGTGAAGCGGATCGCATGATGAAGTGTTGGAAAGTGGAAACTTTGAAAGTCGAAAAATAGTATTTTTCATCCTATTTTATTTGAATTTCAATTAAAATTGAGTACTTTTGAAGCAGAAATGAACGATTTAAGGTTGTTTGTTTCTGCTTAATGTATGAAGTTATACATAACCGAAAGTAGAATGACAAGACCCAAGTATGACTATCTCATAGTCGGAGCTGGATTGTATGGGGCAATGTTCGCACATACAGCCACGTTACAAGGAAAGAAATGCCTTGTAATCGAAAAGAATAACCACATCGGAGGTTATTGTTACACTGAAAATGTGCATGGAATTGAAGTGCATAAGTTTGGTGCGCACATCTTCAGGACTAACTCCAAAAAAGTTTGGAACTTTGTGAATAGCATCTGTGAGTTTGTTCCGTTTATCAATTCCCCCCTTGCTGACTGCCAAGGTAAAATTTACAATCTCCCTTTCAATATGAATACCTTTAACCAAGTATTTGGAACAACTACTCCTGCGGCTGCGAAGGAAGCCATTGAAATGGACAAGGTCGTATTCGACAGCCCAAGGAATCTTGAAGAACATTGTCTTTCAACCGTTGGAAGAAGAATATACGAAATGTTCATCAAGGGCTATACAGAAAAACAATGGGGAAAGAAGTGCACAGAACTTCCTGCATCCATTATGAAGCGTATTCCTATACGTTACACATTCGATAATAACTATTTCAACGAAAAGTATCAAGGTATCCCTAAATGTGGATATACAGAGTTTATTGCACGTCTGCTGCTTGGTTCAAACTTTGCGCTTGGTACGGATTTTTTTGATGATTCTGAGCGATTAAGTAGCCTTGCCCGAAATATTGTTTATACCGGACCGATAGACAAGTTCTACAATTATCGGTTCGGCAAATTGGATTACCGCTCCGTCAGGTTCAAAGAAACCTATTTGCCAGATGTGGATAATCTACAAGGAAATGCCGTAATCAACTATACTGACAGCCATGTACCATATACCCGTATGATTGAGCACAAGCATTTCCTTAAAACCCAATGCAATGGAACAGTTTTGTCCTATGAGTTCCCATGTGATTATAACGAGAACGGTTCGCCATGCTACCCTATCCCAACGGAAGGAAATCTGATGAAATACGCTAAATATAAGGCATTGGCTGATAAAGAACCAAACGTAGTCTTTGGAGGGCGACTGGCTGAATATAAATATTACAGTATGAACGATATTATAGAGCAATTTGTATGAAGATTGAAATTACACCCATGACGGAACGATTCGCAAAGGATAGTTGGAAATTGCGGAACAATCCTGCGCTATGGAAATTCATGAAAAGTGAAGCTCCTATACCTGCAACAATTGAAAGCGAAACGAAATATCTTAGAGCTGCATCCAATAATCCACGCAATAATATGTTTGCGATTCTTGCCAATGGTGAGTTTGCTGGTTATATTACGCTGAAAAATACCGCATGCGGAGCAGCTAAATTGAGCTACTGTATTATGCGCCAGGATTTGTGGCACAAAGGAGTTGTAAGCCGCGCTACCTTGCTTATTTTGCAATATGCGTATGAAGAACTAAAGCTTGATTTGGTCTATCTCTATGTTAATCCCAAGAACATTGCTTCATATAGTAATGCCATTAACAAACATTTTGTGCGTGCTGGAATTAGCTTTGTTAACTCAGAAGTTGAACGATTGGAAATGACAAGAACGGGATGGGAAAAAGTATTGAAGTAGTTGAAATTCCTCTTTCAGAATTGAAAGACGATATAGGTAATCCAAGAAAGATTACCAAAAAGAAAGCGAAGGAGTTGCAGGAATCACTGGAACAATTTGGTGATTTTGGCATCATCGTAATAGATGAACATAACAACATTATCTCCGGGCACCAACGAGTAAATGCACTGAAAGCGAATAAAGGTGAAAATGAGACTGTGCTTTGCAAAAAGCTAATTGGCTACTCGGAAACAGAACTTCGAGCCATTAATATAAAAGCAAACACCCATGCAGGAGATTGGGATATGGATAAACTGGCAGATTGGACTGCTGACTTTAATCTGAATCTTGGATTCGAGTTGCCGCAGACAGACCCGAATACCGATATAAAGATTAAAGACATGGAACTTATCCGGTATGAAAAGTACGACTATGTTATGATTGTATGCCGGAATGAGATTGATTACCTCAATCTAACACGTGTACTTGGTATTGATGGAAAGAAAGTTCTTGTAGCCAAAGGGAAGAATGGAGAACGAAAGATTAAAGCCCGTGCCATTTGGTATGATGAGATGAAAGCGAAAATTGTAGATGCTAAATAAAATTAAGCAAAATGAAAGAGTTCAGTGTATTGTTAACATGTAGTTCTTTTCACGCTATCGGCATAGTAGATACGTTAAAGAATAATCCTGAGAATTGCAGGGTGTCTGTATACGTTGCAAACTGCAACGAAGAAGATTTACCTCCATCATCATGTTGTGACGGGACTTTTGTTGTCCCAAAGCTTACGGCCCCCAATTATATCAATCATATTCTTTTTTTATGCAAAGAATATTCGATAGATATAATTATGCCCACGTCCTCACTTGAGCTTGTTCTTATGGCAAAGAATAAAGATTTGTTCAATAAACATGGAGTTATTGTATCAGTTTCATCTTTAGAATCACTGTCAATAGCCAACAACAAAATTAAGCTATGGAAACATTTCAAAGATGTTATGCCTTCCCAGCAAGTTGTTTTCAATGTCAAAGAAGCCCGTGATTTTATTGGAAGATTCGAGTCTGTATGTTGTAAGCCAGCAGACTTGTATGGCGGCAAGGGGTTTGCCGTGATTGATGATGAAAATAGTATAAATACATCTCTATTTCATGCTTATGGGAAGAAACATTATATATCGCATGAGCAGTTGTATGGAATCGTCGAAAAATCTCCTAATGGTATAATCTTACAAGAATATCATAAAGGAGCTGATTATATGGTTAGTGTTTTAGCTGAAAATGGAAGAGTATTATACTTGTGTGGGTATTGGGGCGATGTTGTGGAATTCGGTGCTGTCGTAAAGGGCCGTATCGCAGATTTACCAAAGGCTTATGAAATAGCTGAGATGGTTGTTCAAAGACTTGGCATAGATGGAAATGTTGGATTTGACTTTATTGTCAAAGATGATGGTACTGTCCTGCTGCTTGATGTTAATTTAAGGATTAATGCCACTCTACAATTCCCGGCGAAAGCAGGATGTAATCTTTCATATTTACGATGTAAAAGACTTTTAGGCGATACTTCAATGTATAAGCTTAATATCAATCGAAATTTAAAAATGGTAAAATACTTTGATTCAAAGTACTATGAATAATATAAAGTCATTTTCAGTACTACTTACATGTTGTACAATGCAGGCAAGCGATTTAATTTTATGCCTAAGAAACAACGAAGATGATGTTGATGTAAAAGTGTATGCAGCCAACAACCGAAAAGAAGATTTGCCTTCAGAATCGTTGTGTGAGAAAACATTTGTTCTGCCTAACATAAGAGATAAAGGATATATTCAGTCATTATTGCAAATATGCAAACAATATAATATAAGTATAATCATACCTAAACTATCTGCTGAGCTTGAATTGCTTGCAAAGAATAAATCGTTATTTGAATATAATGGAATTAAGGTCTCTGTATCATCCCTTGACTCGTTGAAAATAGCTAATGATAAAATCGAATTGTCTCGTAAGTATAGTCAATATATGCCTGTTCAAATTGTAGCAAAAAGCATACAAGATGTAATAGATTTCAAAAATCGTTGTAATACTATTTGTTGTAAAATATCAAACGCATGGGGTGGTAAAGGTTTTGCTGTAGTCGATGATATTAAATGTGACGATGTGTCATATTTTCATGCTTACGGAAAGAAGCACTTTATTTCATTTGAACAGCTGTGTAGGGTTGTTGATAAAAATAAAAACCACGCAATCATTCTCCAGGAATATCACGCTGGCTTAGACTACACCGTAAGCCTTTTGGCTGACCATGGAAAGATTTTATATATGTGTGGGTATGTTGGATATCTATTGGAATTTGGATGTATTTTGTATGGGGAAATTAGACACAACAATTCAGCATACAATATTTGCACGAAAATAGTATCTGATTTAAAGTTAGATGGGAATGTCGGAGTGGATTTCATATTAAATGATGATGATAGTGTGGTTTTGCTGGAAATCAATCCAAGAATAAATGCCACCGTTTCTCTTGTATCAAAAGCCGGATGTAATCTTCCATATCTAAGATGCAAGCAGCTTCTTGGATATAACGTCAATAACGTGAATTGTGAGATTAATGATAAATTAAAAATAAGAAAGCGTTTTGAAGCAGAATATTTTATTTAACATATATGTAATGTCTTATAGAAGAAGCAATAAAATTCTCACCAAAGATTTGCTCGAATATTGCGTGTATGTTGTAAGAGAAGAAGAAGCGGAAGCTTATATGAATGCTGGAATAACAGAAATGCTTGTTATTCCACATAATGCAACATTAAAATGTGGAACTCCTATAAGTTCATTCACTACAACGTTTTATTGGATAATTGAAAACACACCAGAAGATGTGATTTGCATACTCGATGACGACATACAGCAGTTTTGTTATCGTTTAGATACCTATACCAATATCAAGACGGAGTTTGAGAACTATCGTGAAATAGCCACATCTGAGATAGAGCGTATCGCCCAGCTTTTGTATGATTTGAATTTAGGATTCGCTTGTGATAACCCACAGTATGCCCTCTATAACTATACGCAGGAGTTTACGTTTAAAGGTATGCCGGGGGGCACAAGATGGATTAATAAATGCGCTTTAAAAGCTAAGTATATACCTGGCGATTCCGCAATGTCCGACATAGATACAGTGATGCAGGAACTTCTTTTAAATAGGATAATTTTACAGCCAAGGTATTTCCATTCTTTTGCCCAAAAAGATGTTAATGATGGAGGGCAATCCAGGAGCTTATCATCCAGGCGTAAATTCTTGAGTGCGATGAAAAATAAATGGTTAAAATATTTCGATTATGATTTTAATAAAAACCAAGCAAAAATCAATGTAAAGCGTTAAAAGTGTTTGCGATAAAATATTTTCCATAGCGCAAAATTAGATTATAAATCTTTGATTTTCAATAATTTATATGTATATTTGAATAGTAAAATAATCAATAATAACTAAAATTAGTGACGAAATGAATCAAAGACTTACAACACCTAAAGGACATAATATGTTCGATATTTCATCGCTCGTACAGAAAGCTATAAGACGAGGAGATTTGATGTATGCTCTATACGCATCGAATGAAATGGCAGTATCATATCGTGGATATTTATGGAAACGTTTATTAGTGACATCTGCGGAAGATTGTTTTGACCCATTAACACATTTGATAGTGAAACTGAAAGAAAAAGATGATAATAATGCTACAAAAAACAATGCAGAGTATATTTACCAAGCTGTTTATATTCTAGTTAACGCAAGGAAAAATAGAGATGCAGATTATTTTGCATGCAATATTCTTAATTCCAAAGATTTTATACCTTTCGTTGACGGTTTTTCAGGCTTGCTTACAAAAAATGGTCATGATTTGTTTGTTATGAAAGATGAGTTCAAAAAAGCCATCTATAATAATGATAACATTGCAGGATATACAGCTAATGAAATCAGATGTTGGTATAGAAGTTTCTTTTGGGATTTAATTCTTAATATAGCAAGTAATAATGGGTATATTAAGCTTCAAAAAGAGTTTATTGCTTTAAAGAATATAGATTTAGCGCAAGATTTGAAAAAGTCCACATCCATCTATATTGCGAAAGCTATAGTATTACTTATGAAATCAATAAGATTAAACAATGAGGGCTTGTTTTATGAATACGACATCCCTAATGTTGATTTATCAAAGTGTTGTAGTGAAAATAGACTTAAATTACCCGAATATGTATATGATTGTCATACCTATATTGGAAAAGCAAAAGGGAGAACTAAAGAGGATTTCATTGTGTCTGAACAAAACAGCTTACATCCTTTTATAAACGGGTGGTACGATAATTCCTCTTGGGACAGGTATTTAAGTCGTACAAAAACTGGTTTTGGGAACGACTTTAATACCCCTATTGAATATAAGAAAAAAATAAATATTGTATCTGTAAACGGATACCAGCAAACATTATTTTAGCTATACACAATGAAGAAAAAAGATAGACAAGAGCTGTTTTTGAAGCATTTCCGTGACAGTCATGGAATTGTTTCGTATGCTTGCCAAAAGGTTGGCATAACAAGAACTTGCTATTACAAATGGAGAGAGAACGACCCTAAGTTTAAGGAACGCGCTGAAGAAGTTGAGGAAGAAACTATTGATGTGGTAGAATCTAAATTGCTATCTGCAATCAATAATGATGATTTGACTGCGATTATTTTCTACTTAAAAACCAAAGGTAAAAAACGTGGTTATGTTGAACGAGTTGAACAGGATGTAAATGTCAATCCGTTTGAAAGTTTGATGAAAGAATTGCCGGACAAAATAGATAAGTAATGAATTTGAGCGACAAAGCTGCCTTGTATATGCAAGCATGGAGGGACGATTGGTGCAAGTTCTGTTCCGATGTACTGAAAGCGCGTTTGGATAAGGAACAACAAGACATCATTCATTCTGTTCAATACAACCGAATGACTGCTGTTGCTTCTGGTACTGCACGTGGAAAGGATTTCTGTGCCGCTTGTGCCGCTATGTGCTTTATGTATCTTACTCCACGCTGGGTTAATGGAAGATTGGTAAAGAATACCAAAATTGCAATGACAGCTCCGTCCGGTCGCCAAGTCAAGGATATTATGATACCGGAAGTTTCCAGGCTATTTCGGAATGCAGGATTCCTACCCGGACGTTTATTGTCTTCCGGAATCAGAACCGATTATGAAGAATGGTTCTTAACCGGCTTTAAATCAGGTGATGATAATATGGAAGCATGGTCTGGTTTCCATGCCGTAAACACGTTGTTTGTTGTCACGGAAGCCTCCGGTATATCAGAAGTTATCTACAATGCCATCGAAGGTAACTTGCAGGGAAATTCACGTTTGCTTATTGTGTTTAACCCAAACGTAACCACTGGATATGCAGCGCGGGCTATGAAGTCTGACCGTTTTGCCAAATTCAGATTAAGCTCCCTTAATGCAGAGAATGTCGTAAGCAAGAAAATAGTCATTCCCGGTCAAGTGGATTATGAATGGGTAAAGGACAAAGTGGAAAATTGGTGCTCACCTATCCAGCAAGCTGATTTCAATAAAGGCGAAGGTGACTTTAATTGGGAAGGGGGCTTGTATCGGCCAAATGACTTGTTTCGCGTAAAAGTGCTTGGTATGTTTCCTAAAGTAGCTGAAGATGTGCTTATCCCCTACGAATGGATTGAAATTGCCAATGAAAACTGGAAAAGACTGCAAGAAGAAGGCTTTATCCCCAAGAAAAAAGCCAAAGTCGGTGCCGATGTTGCTGGTATGGGACGTGATGATAGTGTATTATGTCCCCGATATGGGAATTATGTACCAAGATTTGAAGCCCATCAATCAGCCGGAACAGCAGACCACATGCACGTAGCCGGAATGATTTCTAAGTACCTTGACAGGAAAGGTACCAAAGCGTTCATAGATACCATTGGAGAAGGTGCTGGCGTGTTTTCCCGTTTACAGGAGCTTGGCTACAACAATGCCTATTCCTGCAAATTTTCAGAAAGCGCACGTGGGCTGCATGACATAACGGGAGAATATACCTTTGCCAATATGCGGGCTTATTTGTTTTGGACTGTACGTGATTGGCTTAATCCCAAGAATGGATTTGGCGCAGCTCTCCCACCCTGCGACAGACTTATGGAAGAGGCTACAGAAACCCATTGGAAGTTTATGAGCAATGGAAGTATTATCATTGAACCGAAAGAAGATATAAAAAAACGGATTAAGCGTTCTCCTGACTGGTTTGATGCACTTGCCAATACATTCTACCCATATGATTATTTGGTTGTCAGTGATGAAGAGATAATGAGAGATATGTTATAATATAGAATCATATTTACTCCTCTACACCTTCAATTTAGTAGTAGTTCACATAGGCAATAGGTTGGAACGTTTGATGTAAAATTGCTTTGACGAAAAAAACTCAAAAATCAAACGTTTGCAAAATAGATTTTGTATATTTGTAAGTATTTGTTATATCAACATATCAAAATATTAACTATATGAGAAAGTATTTGTATTTATTTGCTTTGCTTCCATTCATTACTATATCTATGGAATTAAGCGCACAAAAAGTTTATGCCCCAATTTGCACACCGGAAGAGCAGCAACTGTCTGTAACTTTTATTCAGGAGATTGGAGGATTTTGTAATATATCAAAAGAGACATCTTCTGGTAATTGGTTTGCAAGTTGCAAATCGGCATCTATATCCTGGAAGCCTTTAGACAAAAAATTTGCAGTATCTCCAGATGGAAAGTGCTATGCTCTTATTTCTTCACCTGGCTTCATCAAACTGTATAATGCTGACCCTACTGTTCCTTATGAAGAAATTACCATTGAACAGAATGGACGACGTATTAAAACAAATAGGAAATTGCTTCCCTTTGAATATCCACTTTTCATTGTAGGCAGTGCTGAAACTTTTACATGGGGAACGGATAATAAGTTGTATGTTGAAAGTGAAAGAGGTGTATTTTCGGTAACTATAGGAGAAAAACCTTTGGCGCAAAAAATTCAAATAACACAAATAGGCACCCCTGTTTATTGCCAAGCAAACAACACTTTATATTATAATCGTTATGGGCATATATATGAATACAATATAAAAGACCATACAGAGGTAGAGTTGTGTAGCGGAAGCAACCTGACCGTTTCCGGAGAGTATCTATATTATATGCGGGGAACTGACGAACATAGTGAAATTTGGCGAAGAAATGTTATGGCCGGTAATGAAGAAAAAATCTTGAGCAGCATAGAGCATGCGTTTACTAATCCTAGTATTTCTCCTGATGGCAAATGGATTATTTGCGAAGGAAATGCCATATCTCCATTAAGCAAGAAGCAGAATTTAGATATATTTATCGCCAAAACCGACGGAAGTAATCTGAAACAAATAACCAATCACCCTGCCAATGACGCACATCCAGTGTGGCAGAAAGATGGAAAGCATATTTATTTTATGTCACTTCGAGGCAAAAAATATAACAAGAAATATGTAAGTTACTCATTATTTAGTATGGATATTTCTTCTTTTATGAAATAATTGATGCAAAAATCACATAGGATTTTACTCGCCATTTACTATCTTATCGAATTTAAATTAAACAGAGCATATTTTCCATTTAGAGATATGCTCTGTTTTTTATCTGGAAGGAGAATGTGCGTAGGAATTCCTTTGCAATATTCCGCTCAAATAGAAATGCTTTATTTGTTTTTCAAATAAAAGCATTATCTTTGCACAATAGCATTTGATGCTAACGTGCTCCTTCACGTTGCCGGGCAGTGCGTTTGCGCTACCCGGTTTCTTTTTTTTAGGAGCAATTATTCACAATCAATTACCGTATGAAGGAGTACGGAACGTTTCTCGGACGTAAAGACGTTATTATGAAAACAAACCAGATTATGATTCGCCCGATGGGTGATTTTAAAGTAATTCAGAGAACGAAAGATGCCTTTTTCAATGCGACGGATTTATTAAAACAGTGGAATCAATTAAAAGGTATGAAGAAAGAAGTTAATGACTACTTCGATTTGTCTTCTACTAAAGAGTTCATTTACACTATAATGGAAAGAGAAAATTATGATACGGGTAATTACCCCTATCATAAATCAAGGGCGAATAAGGGTGATAATGCGGGTACATGGATGCATCCACTGCTTTTTATTGATTTTGCAATGTGGATAAACCCCTCATTTAAATATGATGTTCTCAAATTCGTATATGACGAAATGATAAAATTCCGCAACCTTGCCGGTGATGCATACCCATCCATGTGTAAGGCTGTCCGTACTATTTTACCTGATGACCTATTCAAACAAAAAGTTAAAGATTTGGCAAGATCACTCAATATTATAGTCTATGGCAAACATGAATCAGAAATGCGCAACAAGATTGGAGATGAAGCAAAAATACGTGAATTGTATGAGTTGGAATTACAGATAGCCCAATGGATAGATTTAGGCTTTATCAAAGACTACAATAGCCTTAAGTCTACATTGACTAAATTGTATTATCGGAAATATCCTAATGTTTTACCTCTATAAATAAATGTTATAACAACGGTATGAAGCCATACCGTACAATTATACAGCAATGGACGAAATTACCGCAATTCTTGATAGCTCAAGACCTGTCACTGACATTATCAGTGATTTAAGAGAAAAGTCTATAGATTGCCCGAAATGGAGCAATCTGATAAAAGACTACGAACCGACCAAACATCGTATAGTAGATGATAAGGAAACCCGAAAGGATAAAATCAAGTCTGATGGACAAGTGGAAAAGGCATCGCGTATTTACATCGGACTCGAAAAACTACTCACCAAACGTGCTACGGAATTCGCCTTTGCAATTCCAGTAAGACGCGTGTACCATAATACGGAAGACAACGAGAAACGCCGGCAGATAGCCAAGGCTATTGAAGCTATCTATAAATATGCCCGCATTGACAGTGAAAACATCAAACGCGGCAATGCTTATTTCGCTTCATGCGAAATCTTCACCATCTGGTATGCAGTAGAGAAGCCCAATACTCTATATGGTTTCAAAAGCAATTATAAGCTAAAATGCAAAACGTATTCTCCAATGGAAGGAGTTGGATTATACCCCTTGTTTGACGAATTGGGCGATATGATTGCCATGTCCTTTGAATACAAGAAAAAAAATAAAGACAAAGAAGTCACTTTTTTTGAAACATATACAGCCGACAAACACTATAAATGGAAACAGGAAGATGGCGATTGGGTATCTGTCATCGTTCCAGAAAAAATACATCTTCTACTTGGTAAGATTCCAGGTGCTTACACTTTTCGTTTTGAACCTATATATTATGGGCTATCACATATCCGAGAAGAAATTGAATATACATTATCCCGCAATTCCGATGTCATTGCCTACAATTCCGCTCCAGTATTGAAGGTGACAGGAAAATTGGTTGGCGATGAAGACAAGGGGGAAACACGCAGACTGTTCCGGTTAGAGAACGGCGGTGATGTGGCTTATGTTTCATGGACTCAAGCCATAGAAGCCTTAAAATACCATGTAGAGACCTTGCTAAAGCTCTTCTTCATGCAGGCCCAAATGCCCGACCTTTCCTTTGACAATATGAAAAGTCTTGGCAATATAGGATTTGACGCGAGACAGATGTTATTGTCTGACGCCCATTTGAAAATCGGTGATGAATCAGGAGCCTGGATAGAATTCTTTGAGCGCGAATGTAATGTTATCAAGACATTTTTAAAAATGATGAATGTCTCGTGGGCTGATGAAATAGATAACATAGAGGTAGAGCATATTATTACGCCATTCATTCAAAATGATGAAGATGCGCTAATTAATAGAGTCATGAAAGGGAACGGTGGCAAACCGATATTCAGCCAGCTTGAATCTATTAAGATGGCTGGTTACTCCGATGACCCGCAGTCTTCTTTAGATCAGATTCAAAAAGAAGAAGCCGAAGCTGCCAAAACCAATATTGGAAACGTATTCAATGAATCTACTATGTAATAACAATCTAATTTATTCATCTGTAGATACCAATTGAAAAGTGCGCCACCATAGAATAAGATGGCAAAGAAAATACAACCTCAATCCAAATATCATTGTCGTGATTGCCAATACGCATACGATTACTATGAGAAGAACTCGAAAGGAGAATATTTCATGTGTAAGTGTCCCTTTTATCAATGGAGCAAATTTCTTGACCATAGCTATTGTGACAAATTCAAGAAGAAGTAATGTCAAAACCTAAAACTCCCAACCAAAAACACAAGTACAGCGAACTGAACAAGCGGCTCGCCAAGTATGTTGCGCTCGTACAGTCCATATACGACACCCTCAATCTTGAAGCCGCCAAATTGATTGAAAGCTTGGATATTTCGGAGGCAGACTTAAAAGACAGACTGTTTTCTTTTTCAGACTACCCTGAAACTAAAAAGAGAATAAGCGATATTCAGAAACGTTTTGTAAACGACATTGGGACGGTTATTTATCGTGGTACAAGCGAGGAGTGGAAGAATAGCAATGAGGTGCAGGATTTATTTGCCAATGCTGTGTTGAAAGCCTACAATGCGACTGTTGACAAGGAAAAATACAAGGTCTTATATCAAACCAACTCCGATGCACTGAAAGCCTTTCAAACCAGAAGAGATAAAGGCTTTAATGTTTCTGACAAGCTCTGGAATCAGTCCATGATTTATAGGAAAGAACTGGAAGATGCTATCTCATGCGCCATAGAGAAAGGATACAGTGCCGTAACCCTTAGCAAGCGTATATCCAAATACTTGCTCAATTTCCCAAGTCTGCAAAAAGACTACAAGGAGAAATTCGGCACAGCCAGCAAAGCCACTGATTGCGAATACCGTTCGCTCCGTCTTGCTGCATCGGAAATAAACATGGCTTATCGCACCGCTGAAAACAAACGGTGGGAACAGATGGATTTTGTTGTTGGCTACGAAATTAAATTGAGCGGAAACCATAACTGCAAAGGAGTTCCTAAAGGACGATATTATGACATTTGTGACCAACTTGCAGGCAAGTATCCAAAAGATTTTGAATGGAAGGGATGGCATCCGGTCTGTCGTTGCTATAAAATCCCCATCCTTAAAACAGAAGAGGAGTTTTGGGCCTGGGACGGACGAAGTGTTGCTTCTTCTGATAGCGTAAACCGAGTGAAAGATGTGCCTGATAATTTCAAGAAATGGGTTATCTCCAATCAGCAAAGGATTGATGATTCCAAGAAACGTGGGACATTGCCATATTTCTTGAAAGATAATCCGTCTTATTTGAAAGATGATAAAAATAAATATATCGCATCTGTTACTAAATATACCGGTTCGTACTATCCAAGAATAAACCAATATTTAAGAGGTCAAAGGAGGCAGCTTGACAACGAGTCTTTATCTGTAATTAGCGATATTAGCAAATATATCAGCCTTTCCGATAAGTATGTTGGTACAAGTTATCGAGGCATTGCTGCCGACAGAGTAATGTTTGACAATTTGAAGTCTTTAAAGAAAGGTGATGATTATATAGAGGATGGCTTTATGTCAACATCTGCCAATAAACTTGTTGCAGATGATTTCGCTGATGGTGCGCAGTATAAAATTATCTTTGAAATCGAGGGGAAAAACGGAGTTGATATATCATATATATCCGATATGCAGGAAGAAAAAGAAATATTGTTCGACAAATCTTCCAAGTTTAAAATTACAAAAATCAAAGTTGTTGATAAGAAGATATTCGGCAATTTATATATCTATATGGAGGAAATATAAGATGCTATATTTCGCCAAATCAAATAATTTTCTTACCTTTATATATAAATAATACCAGTATGATTGGAGCAATAATAGGCGATATTGTAGGTTCTCGTTTTGAATTTAACAATATCCATACGAAAGATTTTGAACTGTTTGCGAAAGATTGCAGCTTTACTGATGATACCATTTGTACTGTTGCAATCGCTGATGCCATTTATCGTAAGATAGATTATAAAGATGCACTACTTGAATGGTGCAGAAAATATCCTACTCCCAAAGGTTCTTATGGCGTATCCTTTGAAAGATGGTGGAGAAGCGACAACCCACAACCATATAACAGCTATGGAAACGGCTCCGCTATGCGTGTTAGCCAAATAGGATTCTACTATAATTCGCTGGACAAAGTTCTTGAAGAGGCAGAAAAAAGTGCAAAAGTTACTCATAACCATAAAGAAGGTATCAAAGGCGCACAAGCTATTGCAGGTTCAATATTCTTATTGCGCACTGGACGCACTAAATACGATGTAAAAAAATGGTTAGAATCTACATTTGGATATGACTTATCACAAACAGTTGCTTTCATTCGTTCATGCAATAAGTTTGATGAAAGTTGCCAGGTAACTGTACCTCAAGCAATAATCTGCTTTCATGAAAGTAACGGGTTTGAAGATGCTATTCGAAATGCAGTATCAATAGGTGGAGATAGTGATACTATTGCCTGTATTACTGGAGGACTGGCAGAAGCATTTTACGGAGTTCCAGATAACATCTTTGATAAGGCATATACATATCTACCATCAGACATGAAAAAGATTATAAAGAAATCTTTACGTACTAAATTTCTGAATAGAGTTATAGAATCTTATTGATGTTTTTATTCTCTATTGCATTGTTGAGCGACTTATTAGTCGCTCTTTTTTTTATCCGTTAAATCTTGCTTAACTCGCTGATAATCAGAAAATAAATAGTTTTATAAATTTGTATATATCGCTATAAATCAGTATCTTAGCTATATAAAAGAAAAGCAAAGTATAACAATTATAAGAGCAATGAGGACAAATAAAGAAAATCAGAAAAAGGCATTCATCAAAAACATAGTAAATTCAGCCGTTCATTTCGGATTGGACAGCATCCAATGCCAAGTTGCAATGAGCGTTCCTCAAAGAACCTATGGGTTCAATGAATTAAACCGTTTTATTGGAGAAATGACAATTGCATTACGTAATGCAGGAGTTAAGTTACCTGGTGATAATATCTAAATTAACAGAACAATGGTAAAGAAAGTAGTCGAATACAAGCTATCCGCAAATAAATGTGAGTTTGAGCAAAAGAAGATAATGTCCTCCAGTGATGTGTATGATTACGCAAAGCAGTTCTATTCCGATGATTTGCTTATATATGAAAGCTCATTCATTGTGCTTATCAATAGAGCAAACAAGGTTCTCGGTTATGCCAAAATATCTCAAGGTGGAGTTGCAGGAACAGTTGTTGACACGAAAATAGTAGCAAAGTATGCGATAGAAAGCTTATGCGCTGGTGTCTTTTTCGTTCACAACCATCCATCTGGCAATGTGAAGCCATCAATGGAAGATAAACTAATTACCGACAAACTAAAGAAAGCACTTTCGCTGTTTGATATAAAACTTGTTGATAGTGTAATCATATCCGATGGTTCGTTTTTCTCTTTTTGCGATGAAGGTTTATTATAGTTCTGATAATGAGATAAAATATATTTTAGTTTATTTGTTTTTCAAATAAAATTAGTATATTTGCATCCAAAGCATGTGAAGCTACATGCCACGGAACTTGTCGTAAAAACTCATTGCTCTAAAAGTGTTTTTAAGTTCTACGGAATAGTCTGCTGGCATGTGTGCTGCGCAGACTATTTCTTTTTAGTAACTTAAATTCATTCTACAATGGACAGAAAACAGCAAGTTTTGTTAAGATTGAAACCGAAAGTGAAGGCGTTCGGGTTCAACAAGAAGGAACTGATGAGTGTCGCCGCCAAGATTGCCGACAATCTAACTTCCGCAGATGATGCCTCCGACGAGGATGTAAACGCAGAGATTGATACAGCGATTGATGCGGTTCTCCCCTATCTACAAGTCAGCCAGTCTTTTGCAAATCGAGTAATCGAGGAGAACCGCAAGAAGAATGACGACGATGACGAAACCTATGACGACGATGACGATGAGTCATCGAATACAACCAATCGTCAGACGGGTTCAAACAAGAAAAATCCCAAAAACAAAGGAAAGAATGACAATGCACCGGAATGGGCTAAGGGAATGATGCAGACCATCGAAACCCTGACCGATAAAATTTCTGCATTGGAAGGAGACAAAATCACGACTTCCCGAAAGGCGAAGCTTGAGGCTCTCCTTAAGAACGCTGGCACATTCGGCTCCCGTACTCTGAAAAGTTTCTCTAAAATGAGTTTTGAAAGCGATGAAGAGTTCGAAGAATTCTACTCCGAAGTTGAAGAGGATTTGAAAGCTTACAATCAGGAACGCGCAGATGCCGGACTTTCCACTATGGGAACTCCCCCTGCTGCCGGTGACGGTAAGCCCAAAGAAGAAGAGCCATTCAATGATAATGAAATTGACGAAATGGCTGATTTATTGTAACATTTAAAACCAAATGAAAAATGGGAGCAGTAGATGTAGGTACTATTGAATCTTTCGGTTTCGGAAATGACCCGATTGTTATCCGCAAATACGTAGCAGGTATTAAGGGCGGTAAAGTTCTGGATGTAAGCAATTTTAAAGGAGAGTTTATCCGTGCAGGGCATGTGATTATTCGTGATACGGAATCCGACATATACAAGCCTATGCCGATAAACTCCAACGGAGATGCCTATGAGGCATTGCCAGGAAAACATGAGTATGCAGGTGTATGCTGTGCAACCAAATCGGTAAAAGAGCCATTCGTGTCCATTATGCACACTGGAGTGGTAAACGATGCTGCCGGTCCTTATCCTTTGGATACAATCAAAGCGGCTCTGAAAGCAGCTATTCCGACACTTGTTTTTGAACACGACTAAAAATGGAGGTATAATTTATGAATGAGTCATTATTTCAAAAATACGTTGCCAAATTCTTCCCTAAACTGCAACGGTTAATCGAAAAAGTAAACGGCAAGAGAAACAAAAAGCTCACCTATCTTCACAAGGGAGATAATGCCATGTTGCGTACGGAATATTCTCCGGACAACAAATGGGAAAGCACTTCTGTCAATACGACCTATGTGGCCGCTGACTTCGTGGCTGTAGATTCTGAACTGCCGGTTAAAAGCCGTGATAGCATTGCATCAGCCAACGGAAAGCTACCCAAAATCGGTATGTCCAAAATCCTGAAAGAGTCGGACATTAACAACATCAATGTGATGGAAGCGCAGGGTGGTAATGCAAAAGTCATCGCTGGCAAACTTGCCAATGATGCTGTCGCCTGCTCAGTCGGCATTGATGAAAGGAATGAATACAACTTCCTGTTTGCTCTATCCAACGGATATGTAGCCATTAAAGACGAGGATACCCCGAATGCCCTAATGCGTTTGAACTTCAACTATTTGAAAGAGAACACCTTTGGTGCTACCGCAAAAGATGAAATTTCTCTTGAGGACATCAAACGGGTTATTGCCAAAGCTGATGCAGATGGTAATTCAATCATCGAGATTTGCATTGCCAAATCCGCTTACGACAAACTAAGACAGACGCAAGGAGCAAAAGAACTTGTAGCCAATTATACCGGACAATCATTCACTCCGGATACGGTTCTCCCCACCCCTACCGGCGCCAAATTCAACGAGGCCTTTGCAGATGATAACGGTGGCGTCACGTTTAAAATCATTGACCGCTCTGTCATTTTTGAAGAGAACGGCAAAAAGCGTTCTATTAAACCCTGGAACGCCAACAGACTTATTTTCATCTGCAATGAAGTTGTCGGGACTTTGGTTTATGGGCGATTGGCAGAGCAGACCAATCCCGTCAAGAATGTTATCTACAAGCTTGTAGACATCTTCAAGCTGATATCTAAATACTCGCTCGTAAACCCTTTGCGAGAGATAACTTCCGGTCAGGCTTTTGTAGCCCCTATTATCGAGGATGTTGACCAGATTTATGTTTACGATTTCTCCGAAGCACAAGAAGTTGACACCGCAGCAGAGTCCAAAGACAGTGGCGATGCGAAAATAACCATCTGGGGGGCTACCTATAAGAAACCGGAATTTATTGCAGCTTTGAAAACCATCAGCAAGGATCGCATTGCTTCCAACATCAGCGATGCCAAACTGATTGAGAAAGTCAATGCCTTAAGTGACGAAGAGGAAGAAGCATTGAAAGCCGCTGTAGAGTCCCATAAGTCCGAATAGCGTATGAAAACAATTCTGCAAGCGTTAAAAGATGAAGTCCACTACAAATTAAGTAGTGGCTTCTTTGAAAACCGTCTGCTTGAAAGGAAACTTAACGGCAATGATGACTGTACAGCGGAAATTCTTACCAGCAAACCCTTTAAGGGGGCTGTGGCAGATTGCCTTATCAGTCTTATTCAAGCTCCGAACTTTTCAGAAGGTGACATTTCTTTCAGCCAGTCTGAAAAAGATAAAATCTTCTCTTTAGCGAATAGCATTTACAATGCCATTGGTGAAAGCGAGAGGATAGTCGGAGAACCCGCCGTTTATATAGGAAGATAGCAACCATGATTATTGACGATAGGCCCAATAGACTACAGTACCTTACCATCACTCCCGGATATGAAGACGGAAACGGAGATTACCATCAAGGCGAAAGCAAATGGGAAGGTGATATACCATGTCGCAATGTTCCGGCAGGGAAAGCCGAACAAAGACAGTTTGAAGACGGTGTCGTTCGCACCTATTCCTCTGTTGTCCGTCTGGACGCTGATTGCAGGGAGTTTTCCATTGGAGAAAAAGTGAGGCTGTTTCTTCTTGGGGGTATTGTCAGAGAATGTGAGGTTAAAGGATTCCATCGTTATCAACTTTGCGCAAAGTTATGGGTATAAGGATGACAACACCAATGAGCGAAATCAACGCTTTTATCAATGCTGAAAAAAAGCGCACTGAAAATCTGATTGTCCGCGCACTCTCCTACCTTGGAGAACTGTGTGTGATTGAAGCCAGAGACAGACCGCAAGAAGTAAGCTGGATAGACCGTTCTGGAAACCTGCGTAGTTCGATTGGCTATGCTATCGCCCACAATGGGAAAATACTCCGCTACTCGGATTTTACACAAGTAAAGCAAGGTAACGATGGAGTTAAGGAAGGCAAAACGTTTGCAGAAGAAATTGCCAGGAAATTCACGAATGGATATGTACTTGTCGTTGTTGCAGGAATGAATTATGCCGAACTTGTGGAAGCGATGGAAAGCAAAAATGTCCTCGCATCCGCCGAACTGTTCGCAAGAAAGAAACTGCCGGAAATGATGAGTAAGCTTAAAAGCCAACTTGCGCCATGATGAAGTCTGATATTGATATAAAAGATGATATTTACAAACACATCAAAGGGTCTGCTTTGGAAAAGGCTGTAACCGGAAAACTTTGTAAAGCATCTAAAAGGGCCGCCAACTCAAACAAGGAAGATATAATCATATCAATCCTAGACAATGGAAGCGGACAGATGCAGGAAGCTTTTGTAAATGTAAACATCTATGTAAAGAACAACATTCGTGATGGCGAAGCAGAAATGAATGATATGCGGTGCAGGGAACTCTGCAAAATCGCCATTCAGGTTTTGGAAACAGGGCGTGGAGAAAGCTACCGCTTCACCCTGGATAAACAAAGGGTGCTTGAGGTGAACGGGAAAAACGAACACCTCATAAACAATAAATTGTTTTACAAAGTAAATAACGAATAAAGTATGGAACTATCATGGGGGAAACCCACTATTAAGATTGGTAAGTTAGGTGATGGCGGCAAAGCTCCATCATCTTGGATTGACATCCCTACCCCGGTTGAGAATTCAACAAAGTTAACACCTACAAAAGGTACTAAGAGAGAAGCAAAAATAGAAGGTGGTGAGAACGAGGCTGTCAAATATACAGCCAACACGTATACCTTTGAATTTGAACTCCGTGCCGGCAAGGGACGTGCGAAGCCTGTTGATGATGTTGACGGTATCATTTCCGGTGAATATGCTGTAAAACTCCAGCCGGAAGACCCTACTGTTGAAGGTATTGTCATTGACCGCTCCACTATGTCCATGGAAGAAACCTTCGACACCGAAAACGGCAAGAAATGGAAATATACCTTTGATGTGCTGAAGCCGGCAACCGGCAATCAGGTAAAACACGAAGTTGTAAATTTTAGCGGTGCCGGCAGCCTGAAAGTAGTCATCTCTGATGATGGTGGAGCCGGCATGTGGAAGCTATCCACTGAAAACGACTGGCATAAAAGCGGAGTGCAGGTATTTGCAACCAAAGGCAGTGTTACCATCCAGTATAAGGATGTAAGTGGCAAGAACAAACCTACACAAACGTCTACCACCATTAAAGAAGGTGAAATCGTTGAGGTCGCAGCAAAGTACACTGCTGCCGATTGATGGATTTTCAAACAAGTGGTGGCAGGCGGAATCAGACGCCCTTTGCAGGTTGGTGGTAAAACCTGCACCATGCAGGATTGGTGTAGTGAAAGCATACATATTTATATATGTGGCGATGGTTTGAATCCGTCATCCTGCCCTATGAACCTTTTTTTGTTATGGAAAATAGAGAACGTATAGAAATGAGTATAGCCGATGCTATTATGGAAAAGCCGATAGGCTTCACTGTTGGTAACCGGCATTTTTCCATATATCCTCCTACCCTCGGCAAAACATACCTGCTCGCCAGATTGTTTACTGGGCTTGGTGCGGATGATAAGATTATAGCTGCTAACCCTTACATGGAAGCCCTTAGGCTATGCAGCACCAAGAAAGAGCTTGTTTGCAGAATATTATCCTATTATACGTTCAATAAAAAGACGGATATTTTTGACAATGACAAGATTATATGCAGGCAAGAATTCTTCGCAGCTAACTTGGACGTGGAAGAACTTGCCACCTTGTTTGTAATCATACTAAGCGGAGATGATGCCGAATTATACATTAAGCATTTAGGTATTGACAAGGAACGTGAAGAACGGAAACGTATTGCAGACGTCAAAAAAGATAGCGGAAGTATCACGTTCGGTGGCAACAGTGCCTACGGCACGTTAATAGACTTCGCCTGCCAACGTTATGGCTGGTCCATGAATTATGTGGTTTGGGGAATCAGTTATACCAATCTTAGAATGTTAATGGCTGACTCCATATCCACGGTTCATCTGACAGCTGACGAAAGGAAACTGCTGAATATATTCGACCCCAAAGAACGTATCAATGCAGACGACCCAAAGAATAGAGAACTGATAAAAAGCATGCTTGAAGATTAAAAAAAGACTATTTTCTCGGGTGTCTGTCAGAAAATTTACGAGCATTATAATTTTTAATGGTGAAAAACAGGACATAATCCATGTAATATTACATGGCACTTTATAAATCGAAAAGACATATGGCAGGATTGCACTTTGACATAACCGGAGACAACTCCAATTTTCTGCATAAACTCGAAGAAACGCGCAATGGAGTACGCACCACATCCAAACAGATAGAAGAAAGCGGTATGAGCATCGAGCAGATGTTTGGACGTATGACTAGTGCCGCAGCAGCATTCGGTATCAGTTTAGGAGCTAAGCAGCTCATTAGTGATATTACACGAGTACGTGGTGAATTCCAGCAATTGGAAGTTGCCTTTAATACCATGCTTGGAAGCAAAGAGCAGGCAAATACATTGATGTCCCAATTGGTTTATACTGCTGCAAAAACACCTTTTGACTTACAAGGTGTTGCCAATGGCGCCAAGCAGTTGCTCGCTTACGGAACTGCCGCAGAAGATGTCAATGAAACCTTAATCAGACTCGGAGATATAGCTTCTGGACTTTCCATCCCGTTGAATGACCTTGTTTGGCTGTACGGTACTACCATGACGCAGGGGCGGCTCTTTACCCAGGACTTGCGCCAGTTTATGGGACGTGGCATTCCATTGGCAGACGAGCTTGCCAAACAGTTCGGAGTGACTAAAGATAAGGTTGGCGAACTTGTAACAGCCGGAAAGATTGGTTTCCCCGAAGTACAGAAAGCTATCGAAGCTATGACTGATAAAGGTGGCAAATTCGGTGGACTAATGGAAGAGCAATCAAAAACCATCACCGGACAGATAAGCAATATTGAAGATGCTATATCTACCATGTTTAACAAAATAGGCAAAGAGAATGAAAGCATTATCAATAGCGGCCTTTCCGGCGTTTCATATCTTGTTGAACATTGGGAAGCTGTAGTGACTGCCATAGAATCCGCTGCTGTTGCCTATGGTACCTATAAAGCCGCTATTATGACCGCTGCCGCTCTGCATGGTGTAGAACAAACATTAAAAGTTGATACTGAAATAGACGGATTAAAGACTCTACTTGAAGTTAAGAAACAATCCAATAACGCCGATATTGCCGCAGCAGTAGCAAGCGGAAGACTTACAGAAAGCAAAGCTGCTGAGCTTACCATGCTTCGCGAAGAGCTTGCATTGAAAATATCATCCCTTGAAACAGAAAAAGGATTGGCAGAAAAGGCGTATGACAATGCCCTTCTAAACTTTAACACCGCAGAAAAAAGATTGCAGACAGCGCAGGATGCCGTTGACGGAATGGATGATTGGATTGCACGTGCAGAAGATTTGGGGAATACAGAGCTTGCCAATACATACCGCACAGAGCTTGCAGAAAAGAGCGTCGAACTTCAATCTGCCGCTATTGCCCGTAATTCTGCACAAAAAGCATTGAATGATGCGGCAACAAAGAAAAAATCCGCTTCGGAAGCACTGAATACAGTCACAACACAAGCTAATACCGTTGCCAACCATGCAAATACAGCTTCAATGAATATCATGAAATTGGCTGCCATACAGTTGACAAACATATTAAAGGGGATGTGGGCTACCTTAATGGCTAACCCTCTCCTACTTGTTGCAGGTGCAGTTGCCGGACTCGGATTTGCATTATATAAAGTTGCTACTGCTGAAAGTGAAGCTGAAACTGCTACTCGTATGTATAATAAAGCTATTGATGAGCAGCAGAAAAAGCAGAATGAATATAAAGACAATATAGATAAACTCATCAAAGCCATCGAGGATAATAATAGGTCTGAGGGAGAACGTCTGCAAGCATTTGAAGCATTGAAAGCCGAATATCCTACTATTCTGGATAGTCTTTTGACCGAAGCCGAATACCTGAAAGAAATCGCTAAATACAAAAAGCTCATAGCAGGCGAAGATAACAATAGAGCAAGACAATCCGATGTTGAAATACTTGAAGAAGAAAAGCGAAAACTGAAATATTTCCAAGATGTGCGCAGGGAAGGCACTTCTACTACTCTCGTTGACATGGATGGCAATGGATGGGCTACTGACAATGTTGATGATGCAATCAAAGCACAGCAGGCAATAGTCAATAAAGCTATCGCAAAAGTTGCCAGTCATGACGTTACTTCATTTCTTGGAAATATCCAAAACATGAAGGACAACGACATTGTTTCCGTTATCAACGCCATTAACCTATCATTAAAGGCGATAGGCAAGAACGGAGATAATGCTATTGCCATAGTTGCAGAACTTGGCGGAGAGTTTTCCAAAGCTCAACTCTCGACCATCAAGAATGCCCTTGAAACTGAACAAGCATCCCGCTCCAGTGAAAAAAACACAGGCAAAGAATGGATTGAAAAATATAAGAATAACTATTTGAATGCCAAGAAAGAGCTTGATAATTTTCTCAATACCGAAAACGAACTGACAGAATTCGAGTATGAAAAGAAATTAAAGGAACTCACTGAAAAGAAAGATGAAGCTGAAAAGAAATATAAAAGCGTTGGCGGCGTAACTGGGAGTAAGGCCGATAAGCAACAAGGCGACCGACTTAAACAGCAAGAACAACTTGCCGAACAGCTTCTTTCCCTCCGCCGTAAGAACCAGCAGGATGAAATCAACCTGATGAGAGAAGGCACGGAAAAGAAGTTGAAACAGATTGACCTTGATTATCAGAAACAGATTGATGCGATAAG